CCGGAAATAACTGTTGTTGTTTAATGTGTCTCACTCCAGTTACCTCCTACTTTATATTCGCCATCCATAGGACAACGTAGATTAAAATGTTCACCTGCATCTATAATACATTTGACTGCCATCTCTCCAACAAAATCAGCCTGTGATTCTTTGACTTCGATCTGCCACTCATCGTGTATATTAGCAACAAACCTATAGTCAATGGTATTAAGTTTTAATATATCATCTAACATGACTAATGCTTTCTTCATTAAGATAGCTCCGGCTCCTTGAAGTAAAGTGTTAAGTGCCGCATGTTTATTTCTAATGTATAGCTTCCTACCGTCTAACCCCTTGAGGAACGTTTTTGTTGCTGCTCTGTCAACTCTGTCCTTAAGAGTTCTATATGCTGGTAGACTACTAAGAAAGCGTTCTCGCAACTGTTTACCTGCTGTTCTGCTTCCTTTAATGATGCTTCCAATCTTCTCATCTCCGGCACCGTAAACGAGGGCGTAGATGAAAGTTTTTGCCTGATCTCTTGATTTAAGACCAGCAAAGTTTTGGTTAGCTGTGTGAATGTCTCCGTTAATAATTTCATTGATGTACTCCTTATCGTCCATATAATGTGCTAACATACGTAGCTCTAATCCACTTGCATCTACACCTACAAGTTTGTATCCGTCCTTAACAATCCAACAAGACCTGCATTCTTTACCATAAGGACTGCCCTGTGACGGTACTTGAGCAACGTTAGGATTTCTATGAGCCATCCTGCCGGTAATCGTACCGTTAGGAATAACAAATCCATGTACTCTACCATCATCCCTTACAGCTTCGACCCACGAATCAATCTGAGCTATACGTTTTTGCAACAGTAAAAAATCTGCTATAAGTTTTGCTTCGTGGATGTGTGTGATCTTTGATAATGTTTTCTCATCAACAATAGGTTGACCAGTAGGTGTAAATCTATCTGGCTTCCAACCAAAGTCAATAAGATATTCTCCAATCTGTTTACGACTGCCAAGATTAAACTCTTGTAAAGTTTGTCGCATGAAAGGTTTGTAGTTATCTGTATCTAAACAACGTTGATACTCTTCATCAGTCATACCACGCTTAGATAGATTACCATCTTTCTTGATGTAGGGTGTGACTTGTTTTGTGTCTACCCACTTAGGTTTAAACGTTTCGTGTACTTCTGATTCAATCAGTTGTTTCTTTTCTCTAAGCTCTGCTAATAAACTAAGAGCTAACTTCATGTCAAACTCAAAGCCATCTGATTCTTGTTGCTTCATAATCTTAGCAACACCTTGCTCAATAGATATGCAATCTTTTTCAAAGCCTTTAGATTCTTTTCTAAGTTCTTGTAGTACCTTGGTATTTAACTCCACGTCTCGTACACAATAGGTTAACATTTCCTCAGAGTAATTTAAGTAATCTTCAAACTCTATCTTAGGATAGCCTAGCTTGTATCCCCATGTTCCTAGACTATGACCACCATCTCTAGTAGGATTAAATAATCTAGACAGTACAAGGGTATCAATAACTTCTTTAGTACTTAAGTCAACGTTACCAAACTTCTCTACCAAAGGTATATCAAATCCAATAATGTTATGACCAATAAGTGTATCGGCTGTTGCTAAAAACTTGTAGCCTTCTTCCAGCTTATCTGGTGGAAACTTATATATCTCACCGGAGTCTGGATTCTGAGCCACAATACACCACACTTTTGTAGCGTGGAGATCATCAGTCTCTATATCAAATACTAATTTCATTTAAAATACCTCGTCTCCAGAGCTGTCAAACTCTATGTCTTCATCTGTAAGTTCTGATAGTCTACCAGTCTCGGCATCATAGATAACCCGAGCCGCCATACCTACATCGCCTGTGTATCTTGATTTAAGAACACGAAGTCTTGTAGTCCTAGCTTCGTCTGGGTCGTCTGATTGTTGGTTACGTTCTAAAGCAATCACACAATCTGATAGCTGACCGATACTGTTAGAGCCACGTAGATGAGAGAGACTAACTTCAATTCCGTTCTCGTGTCCTTTGTTACCATCGACACGTCTGAGATGAGATACAAGGATAATCCCTGCACCTGTCTCTTCAACTAAACTTCTTAGTCTAGTCATAATAGAATCAATAGCACGTCTCTCGTCACCTTCATGTACCGCACTGACTAACATGTGTAAGTGATCTACAACAACCCACTTACAATCACATCCTATAATCATAAATCGTAGCTTAGTAAAGATATCATCAATGTCATTAGTGCCAAAGTGTGAGTGAACCCATACTCTATTTTTATTATCACCATCGTATAACATATCAAACATCTTATCAAGTTCTTCTTTAGAAAACTTCTCACGTTCTTGGTCAATGTATAACCTAGCGTTAGCTTCAATGGAAAGTATACCATCAATGGTACGTCTCCAATCTTCTTCTAATGCTATGATACCTACGTTGTCCTGTGTTTGTTTCACAAGCCAATGCTCTATCTCTCTTGTTACACTAGACTTACCAAGTCCTGTTCCACCTGTAAGAGTTACAAGCTCACCCTGTCTTAAGCCATACAGCTTTTTGTTAAGTCCTTCATAGGGATAGGGTACACTTTGTTTCTTCTCACGATTGTGAAACTTCTCACGTTGTTCTGTGACATTGATAACACCGGAGGGTGTATAGACTTTAGCAGACCACCAAGATTCAACGAAGTCTTTATGTCTGTTAGACTTAAGCATATCGTTAGGGTCTTTAAACCCATTAGGAAGTGTGAGTATCCTAGCCTTACCCGGCTTGAAAAGTCTTGCAACTTTTACTGCTGCATCCTTTCCTGCTTTATCATTATCAAAAGCAACGATCACGTTTTCAAAGTTATCAAAAAACTCTAAGCTCTCCTTGATATCTCGTACTGCACCTTGTGCTCCACGCTTGATGGATACAACTGCCCACTTACTACCTAGTAGTTCATAGGCTGCCATAGCATCACACTCCCCTTCGGTTATGGTGACATACTTGCCACCCTTAAACAACTGTTGACCAAACAATCCGGTGTCATTGTAACTACCAGACACGAAGAAATCTTTTGTTAAAGAGTTCCTGCATTTAGTAGCTGACAGTTCATGCCCGTTGTAGTACGGATAGAAATGTTTAACGACCTGACCTTTCAAATCTTGTACAGCTTTTACACTATACTTCTTAGCAGTTGCCTGTGATATTTGTCGATCAGTTAGTGCGATGAAGTTACCCTCACCTATACTATCAGGTTGTTTCGTCTGTGTTGTTTGTGTTTGTGTCATAGTTTTTCCATTACATGCTTGTTCATAGTTAGGCATAAAGTCTCCACAACTGAAGCACTTTGCAGAGCCATCTTCATTGACTCCTACAGCATCACTGCTATTACAAAGTGGACAGGGTTGTTTCAACTTTTGCCATGTTGTATCATTCATGTTAGCCCTCCTTAAAGACTATTTTATTTTGCTACTTTAGATTCATCCTCTATAGTTTCTGGATCGTCTCCAACAAATTGACCTTTCTCATTACGAGCAGGTTCTGTTTCAACGATTGCTTCCTCTCTATCTTTTAGAAGTTCTTCTAAGTTAGCACGATGTGTACGACTTGCAAAGTCTAAAGCTTCTATGATAACTTGTAAGTTACCTACTTTCTGTACAATAACAGTAGCTTCTTGCTTTATTGTGTCGTCACCTATGTTGTTGACATCAAAGGATTTATTCCCATCATCATTATTAATAGTAATAATCATTTAGAATTCCTCGTTATCAGTATCCCCTTCGGTGTACTCAATTAAATTCTCTACCTTTACAGCCATGAGTTCAGCGAACTGACCATAGTCATTCTTGTAAGGCTTGATCTTTACAACAACTTCTGAACCATTACCAACACTAACATCAATGGGTTCACCATCAGAATTAACTAACTTGGGTGCAGTATTAGCTGCTCCATCGTTGTTGGCTGCTCTCTTACTAAATGTAAAAGCAGGTTCATCATACTTGGGTTGACCAGCTCTGTCTCTTACTTGATTCAGTCCCAAGCCTTCTAGCCTAGTAGCTGTATCAGCATCAGTCAAGACTGTTAGCCCATACTTGTGAGGTTGGAACCTCGTGTTTGGCGATGTGATATTAGCCCACATTGCCTTTCCAGTTACATACTCATACATAATTATTCCTCCATCGGTTTGTATTAAGTGCACACATTATAACATACTTTCATATGAATGTAAAGTGTTTGGTTGAAAATAGTTAGTCCGGTTTTAGATGGCACAAGACCGGAAACTTGTAGATATTATAAGTTAAACAAGGAGGGCATGACTTACTTATAATATACCTTCAATTAATCCCTAATAGAAGTGAGTATCTCTTCCCAGAATGTTAGTGGAGTATCATCTATTCGTACCCTAAAGGTCTCGTCTAGCTTCTCTACCACATGCCTGACATTCGGATAGTGTTCCGTCATATACACACCAAACTTTCTGTACTCATCACGAGTAAGAATCTCTGTGTTGTATTGCTCTCTTTCTACTATATAGTTCATCTTAATAAGCGTGTATTATAACATAGGTTTATATAAAAAGCAACCCCTAAATGTTAATTGTAAAGGGTAATGTACACCCTGTCATAGTGACTGGGTTATCAAACTCTAAATCCATTACATAATTAAAGGTAGCTTGTTTAACTTTGTTAGGTATCTTGCCCTCATATCTAACATCAGTTATGTTACCTTCAAATAAATCATAGATAACTGTAAACTTTAAACTTCGTTTAATTGTAATGTTGTCTATGTAATATCCGTAAGGTCTAGGTGAACTAACTTTAGGACATACAATAGGCTCTGGAACTATCTCTGGCTGTCCTGTAACATGAGTACCTGTAAGCACACCGAACCCAGCGTTAACACCTAAGTCTGGTGTTGGCTCTGGCTCTGGCTCTGGCTCTACATACTTTTCAATAACCACAGTTGCTACCGGTGGTTTGTTTAACAGTTCATCTAACTCTTTTAATATACTATGTATTTCAAAAGTAGAATCTTCTAATGTATCTATTCTATTAGACAGATTAATTAAAGAATTGCGATAGCTTTCTCTGGTAGATTCTATTAAGTCTGCAGTCCTACCTACGCTTTCGAACTCTTCGCTGAGAGACAGGAAAGATTTGTTTAACCTTGTAAGTCCTGCTTTGTTTTCTGTTATACCTCCGGCTGTTGTTGTTATGATACTATAGATAGAAGCTATAGAAGCCACCAGTACCATTGCAAATATTATTTTAAATTTCATTTTACGCTACCTCCTGTGTAGTCCACCATGTAGGTTTAATTCTATTTTGTTCCCACTTGGCATAGTGTTTTTCATTGATTACATATCTACGATATGCAACGATTGGGTCATTGTGTTTGTATTCCTCCGGCATAGCCTGTGCTAATGGTGTCATATCACCAATGTTTATATTAAGTGGTAGTTGCATAAGAGGTGTTGATAGTTTATCAAAACTTAAATGCGATCTACCATATCTGTGACTGTACTCAATGGACAAGGCTATGAAGTGCCGATACAACCATTGATAGTTAGAACTAGATTCTCTTGCCCAGATAGTACAAGGATGATTCTTGTATGCAGTTTTGTAAAGTCCTTGCTTGTCTGCCCACTCATCACCATCTAATTCTCTATGTGCTGTGCATAACATCTGTGCTGTTTCCAATGGCATCTTGACTAACATCTTATCTGGCTGTGCTAGTGCTGATTCAACTGGACATTCGTTAAAATAAAATATGTTCATCACTCATCCTCAATTTCAAATGCTTCGTTAAGATGATACAGTAAGTCTGCTATGGCATGTACCTCTCGTATATCTATACCACCATATTCAAACAAACTATTCACACCTTGTTTGGATTTACGATAGTTATTTTTCATCCATGTTAAATTTCTTTCTTGGATTTTAACTGTTATTATTTTCTCTTTCATTTACCTTGCCCTCGATATTTTTTTAAGTTAGCTTTCTTGTTCTTGTTCATGGTGGAGGTGCTAACGTTACCTCTACCTTGACTTGTTTTTTTCCCACCTTGTTTAGTAGCGGAGTTATGTTTTGATTTATTCCACGTCTTCGCCATATCTATTCTCCTCCTTTGTATGCTTACGTTTGTCTCTGTACTCTGTTACTCTTCGACCATCGGCATAGTCAACTGTTTGTTTATACCATAACCCATCTTTGTATCTGGTGTCAATAGCTATGATTTGTTTAGCTTGTTTTTCTAATTCAAGTATCTCTCTTTGCTGTTCAACAGCTTCATTGTGTTGTGTCATTTTGTTCCTCCTTAGATGTCCTCAACTTTTCTAACTCATTCCACTTGTAATACTTCTGTGTCTCTGCATCCCAGAAATTACCCTTGTGTTTCATAGGTGTTGGGACATGTGGTTCTACTCTATCATCCTCAACTAAGTACATGTACAAAGTTGTCATTGACATAAGCAAGACTAACCCAACCACTACTAATATTATTTCCATACTCTATCTCCTTATATAGATTTTTCAAAGTTACTACTGCTTGTAATACTTTTAAATTTAACACCCAATAACTTATGTATCCTATCCTCAAACAAACTAACCTGATTCATTATCTCAGACTGTTCACGAGGTGTAGCGTTTGTAAAACCCTTATCCATATGAACCTCTGGACTATCAAACAAACCCATCAAGTAATCAGACACTTGATGTTTAGCATACACCTTTGGTGTTACTTTTTTATTATTATATTCTATCATTACTATACTCCTTTATAAAGTTTTATAAATACTAATATAAATTATTAATATAATTAATTATTAATTTGATTAATGTTATAATATGTATAAGATTATATCACAAAAATAAACAAAAGTCAAATCATGTGACAATCGTGTTATCTTGACAACCAATATATTAATAAAAGTTTAAAAAATATATACAATTCTAGCATGGTTTTCTAAAAAATAGTGGCTTACTGTACTCGTTTCTAAGCATAGGGTTAATCATAAGGTAGGTTACCCCCTTAGTACCTAAATGATCGTGCAACACACGAAGCCACATGCTCTTCTACAAGCATGTTTATGTCCATTTCTGATAGAGAATCTAAGTCTCTACGATTTATGATATAAGCATGAGTAGAATCTAG